ACAGAACAGGCGAGAGACACGGCAAGTTGAGGATCTTGCGGAAGATCAACGAAGGACCGGAGTTTGAGAGGATTCGCAGATACTCGTCAGGAGCGGTTTGGCTTTGCGAGTGCGACTGTGGGTTGATCAAGGGAATCAGTGCAGAGAACATCAAGCGGGGGATTGGCAGCTGTGGCTGTTCAACGGACGCGATCAACGAGACTGGGAACCGATACGGCAGGTTGGTGGTCCAGGAGCAGGCGATCTCAGGAGAGTCGTTTGAGCGTTTCCGCAAGCGTGGAGGAGAGGGAGCTCTCTGGAGGTGTCTCTGTGACTGTGGAGAGGAGAGTTTTGTCAGAGGAGCGGCTCTCAGGTATGGGAGCTCGAAGAGTTGTGGATGTTGGCAGGAGGACAGTACGTCAATATCGTGTTCGAAGCACGGGCCTCCGATCCTGGTAGTGGAGGACGTGATGGCCAGAGAGAGAATTGAGCAAGGAAGGAAACGCAGATGAGTAGTCAGAGAGTGATATTTGATCCGGGGAGACCGGTATTGGACTCTGGGAGTGAGGAGCGGTTGTTGGCTTCGTTGATCAACGAGCAGACGCATTATCACGCAGAGAGGACGTTTGGGAAGTACGACACGTATGACCTGGAGATCTACGACCAGACCGGAGTACTGGTAGCTCTCCTCGAGCTCAAGCAGGTTGGCTCTCGTCGGCAGGTTCCGGTGGAGTACAGATACCCTACGCAGATCATCAGCTATCACAAGTGGCGTGAGGCGCTGATTGACTACCGGGTCTGTGGAATACCGGTTTGGTTTGTGTTTCGTTACCTGGTGGATCCGGATGGGTTGTATCGGGTATTTGGGGTAACGCAGGCCGATGACAATCTGAGGAGGTATCGGATTACGAGACACGAGTTACACGTAGCGGGAACGAGTGGTCCGAAGGTGCATCTTCCGGTGGAGGAGCTCCGGGAGTTGGACTTCCGGAAGGACGGGTCTTTTGAGAGGTTGATCCAGGACTAATCAGTTTCAAACTTTACAGAGAAGAGGTCGGCTGTTATGAGTAACGGGAATAATCAAAATAATTCAGCTTTGTTTACGGCAGAGGACCGGAGGCACTTTTTAGGTGGATCCGATGCAGGAGTGATCCTGGGCTGCAATCCCTATCAGAGCCCTTATGAGCTCTGGAGGGTCAAGGTTGGAATTGATCAGCCGTTTGAGGGCAATACCGCCACCGCGTGGGGTCATTATTTTGAGGACCTGGTTGCTCAGGTAGCGAGTGACCGGTTGGATGTGCAGTTTCGGAGGGCCAACAAGCGCTTTGTGCATCCGGAGCACGATTTCCTGGTAGCGCATATTGACCGGATGAGTCGTCAGGCGGACCTGTTACTGGAGTGCAAGACGACGACTTCCAGAGCAGCGAGGAGTTACGGTCAGGACGGTTTGGTGATCACAAATGAGGAGAGTTGTGTAGGGGTGATCCCGAAGTCGCACTACTGGCAGATACAGCAATACCTGCTGTTAACCGGACTCGGCTCGGCTTACCTGGCGGTAGCGATCCTCGATGACAGGGACATCCGGATGTATCGGGTGTGGCCGAATCTGGATGACCAGGAGAGGCTGGTCAAGGCTTCTAAGGCCTTCTGGCAGTGTGTCCAGACGACAACGCCTCCAACGGAGATGACGAGTACAGACTACGATTTGATGTATCCAGAGAGTGAGAGTGAGTCAGCAGCAATCTGTGGGGAGCACGATCGGAGAATCATCGAGGAGTACAACAAGCTGAAGGGTCAGGAGTTGGAGATTGCTGATCAGCGGAAGCACCTGGAGGCAGAGATCAAGTCGATGATTGGCGAGTGTGAGGTTCTGCAGTGTGGAGACGAGAAGCTAGCCAGTTGGAAGTCCCAGACAAGGGAGAGTTTAGACTTAAAGGCTTTGAAGAAGGACAAGCCAGAGTTATTTGATCAGTATTCGAAGGTTTCGAGTTTCCGAGTTTTAAGGGTAAGCGTATGAATCCAAGACGTTATGGTTCACGAGGATCAATAGCAATCGAGCAGCCTCCAGGCTTGCTCGATGATGTGGAGTTACTAGATCTACTAGGGATGGTTTCTCCGATGCTGCCTGCCGCTTTGTTAGGCGATCCGTTCAGCCCAGAGGAAGCAATGGCAGGAGAAGAAGAGCTCTTGGCAAAGTATCGGTCTGGTGAGATTGCTAGTGTATTCCCTCAACCTCATCGTTTAGGTGGTCCGCAGTTTGGCAGGTATTTACAGATGCCTGAAAAACTGGACATCACAGACAACTTTTATGAGGGGGCATATATTGACACCAAAGGGTCTAAGCCAAAACTAAGGGTAGCCCGTCAAATTACGGAGGACTTCCCAGACTTTAAGAGTATGCCTGGCACAAGGATTTACACAAACTTGTACAAAAACCCTCCAATTTCACTACGTCCAGAAGTGCTCCCAGATGATGGGCGATTTATCATTTCCAACGAATTCCGTGGTGGGGACAAAATCCCAGGGTTGTTCACAAAATCTGGTGATCACATTTATACACTAGAAACCCATTTTGATTCGCCAGTAGCTTTGGCAAGAGATGAGGGGAAGGTACGGTCTGCGCTGAAGGCAATAGAGAAAGGGGCAAGAGTTCCAGGGGAGCCTTATATGCGACCAAGAAGTGCAGGGAAAATTGAGCTAGGGGAGAAAGTAGGGGAGATTACAAACAAGGGGAAAGCCAAGCCAATATTTGATCGTTTGATGATGTATCTTCCCAAAAATTATGTCCGAGGTTTTTGAGCAAATTGAGCCAGTGACAGAGAGCGTGGAGAGGGAGAATGTCTGGCGAGTGCAGATTACCGTACCCTGGCCAATATCAGTCAATAGCTACTACCGTAGTGTGAATGGCAGATCGATCCTTTCGAAGCGGGGCAGGGAGTACAAGGAGTTTTCCAAGGAGCTCGAGCACCTGGCTGGATCTTTTTCAGAGGAAGATCGTCTGATGGTAAGCATCAGCCTCTTTCCTCCATCGAGGAGGTTGTTGGACATCGACAATTATGGGAAGTCAACGATCGACCTGTTGCAGGCCTCTGGAATCATTCCGAACGATAACCAGATTGATCGGTTGCACATCCACCGCAAGGAGGTCATCAAGGGAGGCAAGGCAGTGATCCAGATCACTCGGATTGACTAAGGAATTGGAGCGTAACGGTTGAATGGCTTCTGCCGCTCACGCGAAGGCAGACCACGAAGTGTGGACGAGTAGGGCTCTGTAGCCAGGAGATCAAAGCAAAACGGAGTTGGAAGTCTTAAAATGCTATCGGCCTTCCGAGAATGAGAGCTCCTACGCTGCGCTCCACTAGAAATAGGACCGGGCTTGTGGTGCGGCCAGCACTATAGGAGAGGGGTCTCCTAGCAGCTTGACCGGTCCTACTCACAATCAGGGATATGAACCAAAGCAACGTCAGTGTTTTTCAGCAGATCTTTGACCGGTATGAGAATGACCCGGTTGGCTTCTGTACGGATATTCTTGGTGTAGAGCCCCAGGAGTGGCAGGCAGAGCTTCTGAGAGCAGTAGCAGATCCGGAGGTACGTCAGTGTTCAACGGTCTCGGGCCACGGAACGGGGAAGAGTTCAGCCGCAAGTTGGGCGATGATCTGGCATATGCTCACCAGGTATCCTCAGAAGACTTTGGTGACGGCTCCAACCAGTGGCCAGTTGTATGATGCCTTGTTTGCCGAATTCAAGACCTGGATCAAGAAACTGCCAGAGCCTTTGCAACAGCAATTGATCGTCAAGCAGGATCGAGTGGAGCTCGCAGGAGCTCCGAGCGAGAGCTTCTGTGCAGCAAAGTTAAGCCGTCCAGAACAGCCAGAGGCCCTGGCTGGAGCGCACAGTGAGAATATTCTGTTGATTGCAGACGAGGCTTCCGGGGTTCCTGAGCAGGTTTTTGAGAGTGCATTAGGATCGACATCCGGATCCAATTCGACGTTCCTCCTCCTGGGTAACGGAGTCAGGAGCTCTGGCTTTTTCTACGACACTCATCACCGGCTCAAGCCGTACTGGAAGACATTCCGAATCAGTTGCCTCGACTCTCCGCTGGTGAGTCCAGCATACGTCGAGGAGATGAGGCTCAAGTACGGAGGAGAGGAGAGTAACGCCTTCAGAGTGCGTGTACTGGGTCTCTTTCCAAAGAGTGATGACGATACCGTCATTGCAATGGAACACGTGGAGCTCGCCAGACATCGCAAGGTGTACCAACCCAGGGAGACCCCGATCATTATTGCTGCCGATATTGCCCGGTTTGGAGATGACTCAACGGTAGCGGTAGTCCGCCAGGGTCGTAGGGTCCTCGAGGTCCATTCCTGGAAGAAGCTCGACCTGATGCAGACCTCCGGAAGGCTAGTGGAGTTGTATCAGCGAGATTGGTATCTCCCGGTAGAGGAGGTCCTGATTGACTCGGTAGGCTTGGGATCGGGGGTACTGGATAGATTGAGAGAGCTTGGGTTGCCAGCCAGGGGTGTGAATGTGGGAGAGGCTCCGAGTATGAGTGAGAAGTATGCGAACCTGAGAGCAGAGCTCTGGTTTGAGCTTGCAGACTGGTTCAAGGGAGAAGTGTCCATTCCAGATAACGAGGAGCTCGTCAGGGACCTGGTCGCAACCCGCTACAACTATCGCAGTAACGGCACACTAGCAATTGAGTCGAAGGCGGAAACCAAAAAACGATTAGGTCACAGTCCAGACTACGCTGATGCACTGATGATCTCGATGGCCAGCCGAGCGATTGACGCTCGGGGCCAGTATCGTAGGCACAAGGTACGTACCAAGAAAAGGATGGTCGCCAATGTCTGCTAGCTACACAACTTACTTTCTCGTCACCTGGACCTGGACCTGTATGCAGGCAGTAATCCCCTCGATGCTGCAACACGCACCGGAGCCGATCGCTAGCCAGTATGCGCTTCAGCAGTGCAGTTGTGTGATTGACAAGTTCCGAGACGTTGTCAGTGAGAAGCAACTCCAGATGCTCACCGTGGGGCAACGTAA